AGTGCCTGATATTATCAAATGTATATTAGACGCTAGGAAACCAGTATCCCCCGCTGGTGCGTCTCCTGGTGATGATATGTTTATAGTTCGTGTGGGATTATAACGCGTTGTCGAAGCACCGCTTCTAGCATTACTTAATATGCTGGTTACAGCTACATTTCTAGTTTCAGTAGTGGCGACTCTAACCGCTTTAACTAGATTTTTTAACACATTTTCGCTTTGTTTTTTTATTTTGGCATCAAATGCGTTCTGATTTACAACGGTAAACTTAACTCGGTTAGCTGTCATTGGCCTTCCCCTCAGAAGTCCTAAATAACAAAAACCTATCACGCTCGTTTATTGTTATAACATATTTGACGCTGAACGTCCTCGTAACGCCTGAATCACTCCATGATATCCGCATCCTAGCGCCTCCGCTACTGTAATCGACATTAGAATAATACCTAGTATAAATATCGTGAGTAAGATCATGCTCGATGCGGCCAGAAGTATAGGGATTATTGCCATTAACAGGGCTAATCTTTGCAAATAAGGTTCTCGTATTGGCCCAACTATTTGTGAATCCTCCACCTGTGTCAGTAGATACACTGGATTTTGTCTGTAAGATTATACTGTGGCGCAAGTCTCCTGCATAGGGAAATTTCGCCATTAACCAAAACCAATGCCAAAACGCCTCACTTTGTAGGGGTTCCAGCAAGCGTTGACTAGAGATGGGATTACCGCTGCACTCTCTCCCTTTATTACCATATCTGGGTTCTCGAATAGGTGCGCTGCTAAAATAATACACCCTTGTCTTATGGATGTTGGTACAGTCGCCACCGCGCTTCCATATCCCGCCACATACTGGATCTCAAGGGCGTTAGCTACTCTAAGCATGTCGGGCCATGTTTCACCCGTTCTAAGCACCACACGGCCTATTTCTGAGCTTGTATCCACATAGTAGGTAGATGTTGCCATAGTTGTGGCCTCATCGGAGTCATTGTATGTTTTTACATGAGTTACTGAGACTAACGGGGAGAAAGGCAGATACACTTGCCTCTTTTTATACGATAAGTATGGCCCTACCGTTATTCCTTCTCTATCCGGCAGCCCATCTTGATCATTGTTAATATAGTCAAGGTTTAGAATTAGGGTTCGTTGTATTAGAGAACGATTCAGAACCTCTTTTGCAATAGCTATAGCCGCATCCCTACAAACGCCTATCAGCGTGTCATGCGTACTATCACTGGTTGCTATCCTTAATTGAGTTTTAACCTCATTAGAGGAAATGACATCAGTGCTTTCCGCAGTGTGGACTGTTACACCCGACATTGCCGCCCCTTATATCTTTTCTGCTTTTGTCTCTATTGCTAGCTCTTCTTTTTTATTAGCAGATGGTGACACAACTTTCTTTTTCTTCCCGCCTACTTCAGAAGCCCAGAGGTTATCAGTAAACACTTTCGCTAAAGCTAGTTCCCAATCACTATCCATAGCGTAGGTTTCGCCTGACATATAAGTTTTAGTTGTTGTGCCGTATGAATTGGAAGCACCTTCAATACTTTTCGTCATTTTAATTTTCATTAGAACTTCTCCAGGGATTAATCTGCGTTGCCGCGTTATTACTCCGCACCGATAACAATCGTATTCTTTTAAAATTGGCGGCTAACAACCAAAGTCACTAGCCGCCTTTTTTATTAACCAGTAGCAGAACCGTTATCAGATCCACTAGTTGGTTTGTGTATATTCTGGACTACGCCATATATACTTATCACAGTACCGTTCGTATGGGTGCCTGTTTTGGTAGCTTTAATGCGAACATAACGCTCCGGTCCAGTATAACCGATTGCGTATGCAGCGTCATCTAATGCAGCAGTATTGACTACTTGATAGATGCCACCAGCAGCAACGTCTGCAAATGATACACGATCAGTAGCTGTCACCGCAGTCCAAGTAGAGTCATCTGAAGAATCTTCAATAATTAGATCCCAATAGACAGTACTACTTAAAGTATCAGCGCTTGCTCCCATTGATGCAAACAGCATTGCAGACCCAATAGTAAGATGGGTATCTAAGGTTGCTGAAGTGATCGAGCCAGTAGTATTGGCTGGATCGGTTAATTGAACAACCGATAGGCTGTTAGCTAAATCATAAGACATATTTCAAGCCCTCCTTAAGCGCTTACTTTTTGTTTACGGATGGACTCAGAGATAATGACCTGACCACCAACACGCCGTCTTGCTACATACCGGATTGTGCCAGTAGTTGCTTGTGTGAACGGATCGCGAAGAATAGCCAGTTGTAGACGGTCAACTATCATGTAGCCCCTGCGGAAGTCACCAAATGCTACAGGATAAGCCCCTGCACCAACATTAGGCATGTCAGTTGCTTCAATATATGGAGCGCCTAGAATAGTATTAGGAACACCAACCATTAAACTGAAACCAGCCTGGAAGACGTAACTGCCATTTGTATCAACAATTTGGCGAATTTTACCAAGAGTCTGACGGTTAAAAACAAATACGCCGTTTCTTGCGTAATCGGATTTAATCTCAGAGTATAAGTTGATAAGCCCAGCCGCCGTCAAAGTAGTAGCGTGACCACTAACAGTTTCAGCAACATCAGCATTAATCATAAAGCCCTCTGGTTGCCCAGCAGCCGTACCATTAACAAACGCCGTACCTTCACCTTTAGCAAACTGAGTAGCGAACTCTTCGGATAGCTCTGATTCCATATTGAAAGCACTATCTTCAACGTCCTGCTCAGAGATATCAACTAGAGCGTACTGCTCATGTGCTGCAATCTCTTCCATGCCGTAGGTTAAGCCAGTTGTCTCAGACCTTGTACCCGTCTCCGCAACCCAACTAGCTGAGAATTGGCCAGTCCGTGTTGGAATTTGGATGCTGCGCTGAGAAGTCTCCCGAACCCTAGCGATAGAGCGAATTGGTGACATCTCTGTAACCTTCTTCACAATTTCGCGGATGTACTCTGGTGGAGCTAGATAGCCGCCGCCAGTATCATTTGATACGGTGAGGACTTTAGTTTCCATTACATCAAGAGATTCACGGCCTTTGCGTAGATACTTGTCATATGCAAATAGGATTTCATCTACCTGCTTTGTTTCGACACTACCACCAACGCTAGGGCGCTTTAGCTCTGTTTCCAGACGGTTAACACGATCATTAGTTTCTTTTGCTTCTAATGCCGTTTTTGTATACTTCTGGTTTAGATCCTCTAGATCATCTAGAGACTTGTTAATACGGTCTAGCTTTTCTTCAGTAACAATGTCGCTATGACCTTTAGTTTCAATTTCCGCAAGGCGCTGATCATTCGTGGATTTAAACTCCTCAAATGTTTTACCAAACTCGGTAACAGCCTCTTGGACTTCTAAAATTGGATCAGACATATTATTGCCCTTTCTGTTGTCCAGTTGGTTTGATTAAACTTGTAAGATTCTTTATTGATTCCACAAGCATTTGGTTTTTGCTCTGACCAACATCCCGTTGTTTTGTCAGCGTATCTACGAGTGCTTTTGCACAAGCCTTAGATTCTGAGCGGCTCAAACTTCCTTCATCCCGAAGAAAATACTCCCACTCCCGTATCGTCATATCAGCACCCTTAACCGCAGATACCCTCGCTTGAGGATTCATCGGGAACGTGACAAGACTGATTTCCATTAGATCAATCTCTTTAAGCATCCTACGTCTCCGTCTGGAATCGTACTCCTGCTTATCTGGATCAACTTTATATCCGATTGATAGGCCATCTAATGCGCCCATCTTCATTAACTCATAAGCCTCGCGGCCCCGCTGCGTACCTAGGGCAAGCCTACCCTTTACCGCCAAGCCTTCGCCATCTTCAGTTATCATATCGAAAACACCGATAGGCTCATCCTGCTTGTGCTGCCATAGCATTTTTACTGACTTTGGCTTTCTCCTACGCAGACTTTTAGCAAACGCTCCAGGCTCTACTACGTCATTACCTAGATCCTTGTTGCCGAATATTGATCCGTACCCCTCAAACTCGCCTTTGGCATCGTCTTCAACATCTGCTTTGATATCAAAATTAAACGATATTATTTTAGTAGAGAAATCTTCTGCGCCAGATATATCCGTGCTTTCGATTACTTCATCCATTAATTCATCCATGAGAATACCTGTTTTTGTTTGATCTACAGACCTATTCAGTGCGGCAAATATGATAACTTGTTGCCCTCAAATGCTGTTTTCCTAGGGTGGCAGTAGACATACAACCACATCTATATTAATAAAACAACAAAAAAAGGAGCCGTCTGGCTCCCTTCCTTAATTACCTGTTTTTGTAGCTACAGTTTATTTAGATGGCTTTTGGGAGTTAAAGAAAGATCCTGTTACTGGCAAACTAACTGGGTGCTGGTAACAAGCTTCTGGGTTTCCTTGCCCCGCCTCTGTTAGGAATGTTGTGGCTGCTGGAACTTGCCCCATCGGGCAACGGCAGATTGCTATATTGTTTGCGCTAATCTTACAGTTAAAGCTGAAACAGTTACTAGCATTATACCCCTGATTTAAGGTTGAGTCGCATTTTTGAACTACTGCCCCTAGATCCTTTGGCCGAGTACTAAAATCACTTGCTTCCTGAGGGTATCTCTTTTTTGGCGCGAATAGGCTCCAAACGTGCTTGTCATCTGTTGGATCGCATGACCCCTGCATATTTCCCATAGTGGTGTCTGCGATAGCCTCACCGTCTAAAATAGGGCATTTGCAAACGACCTCTGGATATGTACTA